CCAGTTATGCAACATATCAGAAAGTATTAACTGGAGACACCACTCTAACAGACAGTAATTTAAGGGTTGGAACAAAAACATTAATCATAAGCGGAAGCTTTACTTTAACTGTTCCAACTTACTGGAAGATAATAGATGGAAGTTACGACGGAACGAGTGGGAAGAAAAATGCAATTGTAGTGACATGTCTAGTTGCAACCGGTGGAAGTGAAGAAGTAATAGCCTCGATTAAACCTTACACACCTTAATATGTTAGGAACACAACCAATATTATTTACTACATCTAACGGGTTACTCACAGACCTTGAAAGCTACTACAAGCTAGACGAGGCTAGTGGAACTATTGTGGATAGTCACGGGGCGCGTGACATAACAAATAATGGAGCTACTTATGGAGCTACAGGCATTATTGATGATGCCCTAGATTTTGATGGTTCTAACGACTACGCAACAACTAGCACTTGGACTGGCTTTTCATCAGGTACAAAAACCATATCGTTTTGGTTTAAGGCGGATGTCATCCCCACCACGGTTGTTCCTAAAGACCGAATTATCACTATAGAAGACAATAGCTCACAAGATAGACCCGCTTTTACAGCAGGACTATTTAGCAGTACTTTAGATGTAGGTTTTGGAGGGAATCCTTATAATGGATATGTAAACTCCATTAGTGTATCTACAGCAACATGGTATCACGTAGTCGCTATAATGAACTATTCTACTGGGGCTTTATCCGTATATCTTAATGGTTCGTTAGAGGGAACTGCTACTAATACAGGATTAGTACATTCAGATGTGATTGTTCAGCTTGGTCGCTTCAACTCTCCGTTTGGTCAATATTATGATGGAATACTTGACGAGGTGGGCATTTGGAGCAGAGAGTTAAGCAGCACAGACGTAACCAACCTATACAACTCAGGGAGTGGACTAGCATACGGAGATTTTACAAGTTAATAGAAACATGAAATACGCAAGAGAAGAAAACGGACAAACAGTGCCTTATAGAGCAATACCGAATGTTGTTATACACAACGGACAACAAGTGATAGGGGTTAACAGTATTTCCGACGATGCAAAAAAAGAATATGGGTTTTACCCAATAGTTGCACCCGACAACTTCAATCCTGATTACCAGTCGTTGACGAATGATTTAACTTTTGATGCACAGAACGAAGTGTATGTAAGAGGAGTTAACAACAGGTATTCCTCTGTAGCAGAAGTTAAACAAGCTCTTTTAAGATGCCTAAAAGAACAGTGGATGGAGGCTCGAACAGAAGCAGATTTTTATATAAAAGAGTTAGAAAGACAGAACCAAAGTATACCTTCTGGAGTTCAAACTAACCTAACTAATGTTTTTAACCTGTTTGAAAATACTCGAGATGATATAAAAGGATTGAACACTTTTCAACAAGTCTTTGCATATTCCTACCCATCTAATACTATTGAAAATGCTTTAGAATATGTAAGAGATTTAATCTAAACTAGGATTTTAAATTATTTTCTTTTAAATTATAGTTATGTTTGAATTTGGAAATGCTTTAGAGGGAGACCCTCGTTTTAAATACTGGTTAAAAAAAGAATTTATTGAGAGGTCTCAATACGAAAAATACCATAAGGTAAAGAGTGGGGATATAGTGGTAGATATAGGAGCCAGCATTGGCCCTTTTTTATATTCCATAAAAGATAGAAATCCCTCAAGAGTAATTGCTGTAGAACCCCTTAAAGCATATCAGGAAACTCTCTTGAAAAATTCTCGTGAAATAGCTGATGTAGCAGATTATATTTATCTAGCTATAGGAGAAAAAAATAAAGAAAAAATAGATTTAGAGTGGAGTTGCCACAAAGAACAAGTTTATACTACAACATTTAAATCTTTATTATCTTATAGTAACATAAAACATATTGATTTTCTTAAAGTTGATTGTGAGGGTGGAGAATATTATATTTTTAATGAGGAAAATATTGATTGGATCAAAGAAAATGTAAAATATATAGCGGGAGAATTTCATTTAAATACTCCTCAAATGAAGGAATCTTTTAAAAAGGTTTATAATTTACTAAAGGAGAAAAACTTTGATTTTAAAATTGAATCTGTAGATGGAATTGGAATTAATACTCAAGCAGATAATGATTTAGAAAGTTTTGTCAACCATTATGAACAAGTCATACTTTATATTGACAATTTAAATATGAAAAAATTACTTTTTATTACCCCTCACCTTTCCACAGGAGGGCTACCTCAATATCTTTATACTAAAATAAAAGAATTAAAGGATGATTATGAAATTCATTTAGTAGAATGGGCTGATATCACGGGAGGGAAATTAGTAGTACAAAGGAATAAAATTCTTGAAATTCTAGATACTCCATATTTTCATACTCTTGGAGAACATAAAACCCATCTTTTAGGTTTACTCTCATTAATCCAACCAGACATAGTTCATTTAGAGGAAATACCTGAAATGTTTATGTATGAGAATATTGCAGATGTTTTATATTCTAAAGATAGAAAATATTTTATAGTTGAAACCTCTCATGATTCCTCATTTGATATCTTAAATAAAAAATACTTCCCAGACAAGTTTATGCTGGTTTCTCAATACCAGATTAATAAATTTTCAGAATTAGGTATTCCTTGTGAATTGGTAGAATATCCTATAGAATATGTTGAAAGACCTGATAGGGAGGAAGCTTTAAAAGAATTAGGATTAGATCCTAACAAAAAACATATTTTAAATATAGGGTTATTCACACCACGTAAAAATCAAGCTGAATTTTTTGAATATGCTAGGTCACTCCCACAATATGAATTTCATTGTGTTGGAAATCAAGCAGATAACTTTAAAGATTATTGGGAGCCTCTAATGGAGAATAAACCCGATAATTTAACTTGGTGGGGAGAAAGAAGTGATGTTGAAAAGTTTTACCAAGCTATGGATTTGTTCTTGTTTACCTCTCGAGGTACAGAAAAAGATAAAGAAACAATGCCTCTAGTACTTCGTGAAGCTATTTCTTATCAAATCCCAACCTTACTATTTAAACTTCCAGTATACTTAGATTACTTTGATAAATTTGAGGGAGTTACATATCTAACATTTGATCATTTTGAGGGTAATTGTAATCTTATTGATGAAACCTTATCCGAAGATATTGGAGAATCTCAACCCAAAAATGTGTTTATCGTATCGTGTTATCCATCGCATGATAGCGCAAAAAAAACAATAACAAACTGTTTAAAAGCGATTAAAGATGCGGGGTATGATATAATACTCACATCACATCTACCAATCCCACTCGAATTACAAATTTATGCTAATTATTGTGTTTATGATAAGAAAAATATTCTAACTCATCATAACTTTTACAATAAATTTTGGGCAGAAAATAGTGAATATAAACTAGAAATTAACCTAAAGGAATATGATAATAACATATACCATGGTCCTGCAGTTTATACCAACTATTACAACGGGGCTTCTTTGGCACATAGTTTAGGATATGATAATGCCATATTCTTAAATTATGATTATATATTAAAAGATACCCCATTTATAGAATGGGTTATAACACAACTAAATTCCTCTTCAGACTTTTATTTTGGTACCCACTATCCTCAAGAAGGTCCAAGTTTTTATACGTTCTTTTTTGGGGCTGATCTTAGGGAATATTTAAACACATTTCCAAGAATAAAAGATGAAAAAGATTATAATGGTATTGTAAAACGATATAATTCTCCCTCAAATGGTTTGGAAAATCTATACTACAATATTCTTAAAATTAACAATTTCAAAAATGTTTGGTTAGATGATTCTGAACCCTTTAATTCAGATATTAAAGATACCTTCGAACATGAAGAACATTCCCAAGTAGAATATTGTACTATTGTAGATACAAACGTAAAAGATACATTTGCTGTAATTATAAAAACAACAAATGTCATAGATTCAAGAGAAATAACCTACATTGTATATGAAGATAATGAAGAAATAAAAAAGGAAACTATAAATATAACCTCTCCAACATTATATTATAGTTTAATAAATTATGATCCTAATAAAGAATACCAATTTTGGTGTTTTAAAAGTAAAAATAAAACAGGAATATTTAACGTAGATTTAAAAAATCTATCAAGAGCAGGAAAATTAGAATTTAAAAATGAAAATTTGTCAAGTTAATCCAGGTTGCGGAATTCCAGTCCCTCCACCTAATTGGGGAGCTATTGAAAAAATAGTATGGGAACTCACTCAAAATTTAAGGAAGCAGGGACATGAGGTAGATATTAAATTTGCTAATGAGATTAAACCTGGAGAATATGATATAGTTCATGTTCATGTTGCAAATTTAGCACTTAATTTAAGAGATCGTAATATCCCTTATGTGTTTCATTTGCATGATCATCATGCTTATCATTGGGGAACTGATTCTCCATTATTTGAGGAAAATTCCCAATCAGTATCATCATCATTAACTAGTTTACTCCCAGCAAAGTACTTAGTAGAGTATTTTAATTTTCCTAAAGCTCAATATTTTTCACATGGGGTTAATACTAAAGAATTTTACCCTAAAAACTCTGCACCCCCATCTTCATCCTCAGGCCCTAACTACCCATATAGCATGACTGAGCTTGGTTGGTATCATTTTCACCCCAAACTATTAATGATTGCTAATAATGGTTTAGTTAATGATCCTACTTTTGATAGAAAAGGATTTAAATATGGTTTAGGGTTAGCTATGATGAATGATTTAGAAATTACAATAGCTGGGCCTTCACATAATAAAAAGTTTTTTAATGAAAACCTATGGATGTTATCTTACCCAAAACTTAATTTGGTTTTTGATACTCCTAATGATAAACTGTTAGAATTATACCACAACCATGATGTATTTGTTCATCCTACTATGTTAGAAGCAGGGCATCCTAATTTAACAATGCTAGAAGCAGCAGCCGCTGGATTACCAATAATTGCTGATTGGGAGTTAGAAACTGATTTTCATGGTGCTTGGAGAGCTCCTCGTGATGTATTCGAAATGGATAGAGGTCTTAAAAATATAGGTGAAAATTGGGATTGGTATAAGGAAAATGTTTTAAACACAGCTAAAGAATTATCTTGGGAAAACCGAACAAAAGATTTAATACAAATTTATGAAAGATTCGTTAATTAAAGGATATAATAATTTAAAAAGATTGAATTTTACACCTAAAATTAAACCCAAAATTCATTTCCACTTTGTAAAGGGAGGATTTGTTGAAATATTAGGGGGCACCCCTTCTAAATTTCTAGTTCAGTTTTTTAATAAAAAGACAGAAGAAATAATTTATGAAGATACTCTTACAAATAATATGTGGTCTAAGGTTTCCCTAAAATATTTTATTGATTATGCTATTAAAGTAAAAGATTTAAATACAGGAGAAGAAATTGTCAATTATATGAATCTAAAAGACAAACGGGTTTTTATAACTTTAGATTCATCAGCAATAGGGGATACTTTAGCTTGGTTTCCTTATATAGAGGAATTTAGAAAAAAACATAAATGTCAAATTATATGTTCTACTTTTCACAGTAGTTGGTTTGAAAGCGAATATCCTGAAATTGAATTTGTAAAACCTGGTACTGTGGTTGAAAATTTGTATGCGATGTATACTATTGGATGGTATTATGATGAAGATAAAGTAAACTTTAATCACCACCCTCAAGATTTTAGAAAATTTCCATTACAAGAAACAGCAACCCAAATACTTGGAATGCCTTATAAAGAGATAAAACCAAAACTATCTTTTAAAAACACAGGACCTACCATTGAAGGAAAATATGTAGTTATAGCTCCTCATGCTTCGGCTCATGCTAAATATTGGAATAGACCAAATGGTTGGCAGGAAATAGTTGATTACCTAAATAAAGAGGGTTATAAAGTAGTAATGATTACTAAAGAAAAATTAGGTGATCCATGGCATGATTCTAAACTAGGAGGGACTTTAAAAGGGGTAATTGATAAAACAGGAGATTTCCCCTTAGAAGATAGAGCTAATGATATAATGAATGCTGAATTTTTTATAGGGGTAGGAAGTGGATTAAGCTGGTTAAGCTGGGCTTTAGGAACTAAAACCATTCTAATTTCAGGATTTAGTGAAGAATATACAGAATTTCAAGAATGTGAAAGAATTGCAGCCCCCATATACAAATGTAGGGGATGTTTTAATAAATCTAAATTAGATGCAGGGGATTGGGAATGGTGTCCTGTAAATAAAAATACTCCTCAACAGTTTGAATGTACTAAATCTATTTCTCCTGAAACAGTAATAGAATCTATTGAAAGAATAAGAAAAACTTAATATTTATAAACAAAATCAATGGCTAAAGTCTTATCTCTAACAGGAATTGCAACAGGTGAAATTATTAAAGCATCTGAAATATCTCAATCTATAGATGCTCTAACAGGAAATGAAGCCTATGATATAACAATATCGGGTTCTTTAACTCTAACTGGATCAGTAGACTCATTAAATGGGTATACTGGTTCCTTATCGGGATCAGCTACTAATGCAACTACAGCTTCGGTAGCTCAACAATTAGAAGCAGCATATGTCCCTACAGCGGGTGGTTACGCTCTAGCTTTTATGAAGATGATAGCAGGAGGAGCTCAATTAAGTTCAGGTACTGTAACTATAACTGATTATGGAAGTGGGGGTACTGGTGAATTAGCAAGTAAAACTTTAGGTACTGATTGTTTTATAGTAGCAACCGTATCTGGAAGTGGTGGAGCCTCAGGGGGACATTTAGAGATAGAATTAGATGGCACAGGGAGTATAGTTATTTCTGATGGGGGTGGTTCTTCAGCAGCATATTTAAATTATATAGGAATATATTTAGCATAAGATAAAATATGGAAAAAAAAGTTTTAACTGAAGAAGAAATCAATAAGTTAAAAGAATTGAGAACACAATTTGAAAGACTTACTGATGTTATAGGAAGTAATGAGGTTCAAATTATGAATCTTGAAATTAGAAAAGAACAATTAAAAATTAATCTACAACAATTACAACAACAAGAATTAGTTTTAGCCAAGGAGTTAGAGGAAAAGTATGGTGATGGAACCATTTCTTTAGAATCTGGTGAGTTTTTACCAAAAGAATAGACTTTTGAAAGAGTTTAACATATTTATCATAAAAAATAACATAAAATGGCAGAAACATTAATTTCCCCAGGGGTACTAGCAAGAGAGAATGATCAATCTCAAATAACCTCACAACCTGTACAAGCCGGTGCTGCGATTATCGGACCTACCGTAAAAGGTAAGGTAAATATTCCTACATTAGTTACCACTTATTCTGAATATTTAGCTAATTTTGGTAGTACTTTTGATAGTGGTTCGGATGAATTCACGTTCTTAACTTCTATATCAGCTTATAATTACTTCCAAAACGGAGGTACTTCTTTATTAGTAACTAGAGTAGCTTCAGGATCATTTACTGCAGCCTCTTCTTCTAAAGTATCAGGTAATGATGGGTTGGTAGCTGGAGCTGGAACATTTACTACTAACTCATTTGAAGCTGATGGTGCTGTTACAGGATCTACAGTTACAGAGGTTACTGGAAGTTCAAATGGTAGTGGTACTGGAGCAGAATTTGCATTTGTTTTTGAAGCTGCTTCAACTTCATCATTTGATTCAATTACTGTAACTTCAACAGGTTCAGGATATGCAGTAGGTGATACAATTACCATACCTTCAGGCTCTTTAGGAGCTACAGGGGGTGCAGGTACTGACTTAATTATTACTTTAGCAGCTGGTAATATTCAACAATCTAATAACATCTTTACTTTAGAAACTTTAGCAGAAGGTACTATTATGAATAGTACAGGTCCTGAAGGAACTACAGGTGCTCTTGATAGTGGTTCTGCTAATAACATTAGATGGGAAATTGTAAATCCAAATACTGATCAAGGTACTTTCTCAGTAGTAATTAGACAAGGTAACGATAGAACAAAATCAAAATCAGTACTTGAAACCTTTACTAACGTTTCATTAGATCCTAAAGCTTCTAATTACGTTGCTAGAGTAATTGGTGACCAAACTCAAACATTAATGGGTGCCGGTACTGCAAATCCTTACCTACAAACAACTGGAAGTTATCCAAATGCTTCAAGATTTGTAAGAGTAAAACAAGTAAATGTTAAAACTCCTGACTATTTTGATAACTCAGGTGTTGCTAAAACAGCTTACACAGCTTCAATCCCAACTGCTCAAAGCGGTACATTTGGAGATGCCTCAGGTAATATTTTAACAGGAACTGGTAATTACTACGACAATATCAGTAACTCAGATTCACAAGGTCTAGTAGGTGGTAACTACACAGATGCTTTCAACTTGTTAGCTAACAAAGATGACTACAGATACAATGTAATCACAGCTCCTGGTTTGATTTATGAAAATGCTACTCATGCAACCCCATTAAACACTTTGGTTTCGAACATCGAAAACAGAGGAGATGCAATCATTGTAATGGATCTTAAAAACTATGCTGGAACTGTAGCAGGTGCTACAACAACCGCTGCTAGTTTAGATAGCTCATACGCTGCTGCATATTGGCCTTGGTTGCAAGTTACAGACCCAGATTCAGGTCAATTAGTTTGGGTTCCAGCTTCAACAATGATTCCTGGAGTTTATGCTAATAACGATAGAACATCAGAAGCATGGTTTGCTCCTGCAGGTATTAACAGAGGTGGATTAGGAAGTGTAAGACAAGCAGAACGTAAATTAACTCAAGCTAACAGAGATACATTATACACTGGTAAAGTAAACCCAATCGCTACCTTCCCAGGTAGAGGAGTTGTAGTATTTGGTCAGAAAACACTTCAAAACCAAGCTTCAGCACTTGACCGTGTAAATGTTAGAAGATTGTTAATTGAACTTAAATCATACATTTCACAAGTATCAGATAACTTAGTATTCGAACAGAATACAGCAGCTACAAGAAATACATTCTTAAGCCAAGTTAACCCATACTTAGAAAGCGTTCAACAACGTCAAGGATTGTATGCCTTTAAGGTAGTAATGGATAGTAGTAATAACACAGCAGATGTGATCGATAGAAACCAATTAGTTGGTGCGATTTATATCCAACCTACTAAAACTGCTGAATTTATTTACTTAGATTTCAACATTTTACCAACAGGAGCTACTTTCCCAGCGTAAGAATTTGAAAAGTTAATATTTATAATTGAATAAAAAATAAACACAAGATAAAATGGCAGTATTAGATCCAAACGAAATATTTTTCACCGCTTTCGAACCCAAAGTAGCTAACAGATTTATTATGTATGTAGATGGGATTCCATCTTATATGATTAAAGGTATTAGTGGAATGGGATTCTCACAAGATGAAATTGTATTAAATCACATCAACGTTTATCGTAAAGTAAAAGGTAAATTGAGATGGAATGACTTAACAATGCAATTATTTGATCCAATTACCCCTTCAGGTGCTCAAGCAACTATGGAATGGGTACGTTTACATCACGAATCTGTAACTGGTAGAGATGGTTATAGTGATTTCTATAAAAAAGACCTCACTATTAACGCATTAGGTCCTGTTGGTGATATAGTTTCTGAATGGATTATCAAAGGTGCATTTATTAAAGATGCTTCATTTGGTGATTTCAATTGGGATGAAGATACCACAGCAATGAACATTGATATAACAATTGGTATGGATTATTGTGTATTGAATTTCTAATAAAATTCTGTCAAATATTTTTCAAGAGAGCTTGGCTACAGTCGAGCTCTTTTTTATTTTACATATGTATCACTGATAATAAAGTTATTTTTAATAAAAGATTATGGCCGAAAACGAAGTTTCAAACGAACCCAAATTCAAATTTCCAACTGAAGTTGTTGAATTACCCTCTAAAGGATTAGTTTATCCTGAAGACAACCCTTTATCTTCTGGTAAAGTAGAAATGAAATACATGACTGCAAGAGAAGAAGATATTATTACTAATGCCAACTACATTAGAAAAGGAATTGTAATTGATAAATTACTACAATCATTAATTGTAAGTGATATTAATTATAATGATTTAGTAGTAGGTGATAAAAATGCTTTACTTATAGCTGCAAGAGTATTAGGTTATGGTAAAGATTACCAGTTCACATATAGAGGTGAAGACCATACTGTAGACCTCTCTACTTTAGAGAATAAAGAAATCAATAAAAAAGATTTTAACCACAAAAACGAATTTGATTATACTTTACCTCATTCAAAAACTCAAGTTACATTTCAATTAATGACTCAAGGAATTGAGAACAAAGTTGATCGTGAATTAAAAGGGATTGCTAAATTAAAGAAAGAAGTAACTCCTGAAATGTCTACACGTATGAAATACCTAATTATTGCTGTAGATGGGGATGATGACCCAAAAGTAGTTCGCGAGTTTGTAGACAATTATCTACTGGCTAGAGACGCTAAAGCATTGCGAGACCATATAGTTGATTTTCAACCCGACGTTGATTTTACATATGATATTGAAATCGACGGAGAACTTGAAGAAATAACAATTCCTATTACTTCAAACTTTTTTTTCCCTGACTGATAGTGAAGCAGCTCAATATAGAGCTGGGTTATTTAAACAAATTCATGAAATAGTATTTTATGGTAAAGGTGGATATAGTTGGGAAACTATATATGATATGCCTATATGGCTTAGAAAATTCACTTTTAAACAAATCCAAGAACACTATGAATCCCAGAACAAACAATCTACTAACCCAAAGGGTAATTCAACTAATGATTTAAATAAAGCTAAGGATATTATTCAAAAAGCACAATCTAGTGATCCTAGGGTATCAAAACCTAATTTTAATTCAAACCCTAAAGTAAACATACCAGATTTTGTAACATCAAAAGGAGGAGCATCAAAGAAATGATGCTCCTCAATATTTATAATAAAATAATCTAGTATATTAAATGGCTCAAGATTTAAATGAATTAAGGAAACTTCTTGCAGAATTGAATACTCTTAGAGTTCAATTTAATAAAAACCCTCTTGGAGAAGAAGGATTGGGGAGAGCAACAAAATCTATGTCTGCCATGAATCGTCAAATTGAAGATTTTAAAAGACAACTTTTAGATTTAGATAATGGATTTGGTGGGATTGAAGAGAGTATTAAAAATATAGTTAGGGAATGGAAACCAGGTTTTGCTGATCCAACAGCAGAAGCAACTAAATCCTTTACTAAATTAAAGTCTATTGCATCAAAACTTTCAGATGACATAAATGAAATTTCAGTTTTATCCGAAAAACAGCTAAAAGATACTAAAGCCCAAATTGAGGCTCAAATTACAAAAATAGCGAAAATTCAAAAAGAATTATCCGCTAAGAAAAAATTATCCACTGCGGAACAAACAATTTTAGATAATTTAACTTCTGAATTTAAAGTACAAGAAGAACTTTTAAAACAAACTGAATCAAGACTAAAAACAGAACAAAAAATTAATAAAGCTATGGGCCTTACTGGGGCTGCCTTTAAAGGTATTAAAGGAGCTTTAGGTAAAATTGGAATAGAAGGTAAATATTTTGATGATGTAGAAGAAAAGATGAGAGAAGCTGCCAAATCTGGTAGTAAAATGAAAACAGCTTTTGTAGGTATTAAGGGTCTTGCACAAGGTATTGGTAGAGCACTCTCAGACCCTCTTGTTGTATTAGGTCTTTTAGTTAAAGCAGCTAAATTTTTATATGAAAGTCTTACTTTTGCTAAAAATGAATCTTTAGCAGTTGCAAAAGCAACTTCAGGCATGCTTAGTAAGGGTTTTATGCAAAGCCTTACAAATGCTTCTAATGGAATGACTTTAATGTTTGAAGATTCATTAAAGGCAACAGATGAATTAAGAAAAAGTTTAGGTTTTATCCCTTCACAAATAGGTAGAAGTGCAAAAGAAGGAAAAGCTCTTGTTAATGAAATACACACTTTAACTGAAGCCTTTGGATTAAGTGGTCAAGAAGCCAGTAATGTTTATTCTATATTACAATCCTCAGACATTCCTGTAGAAAATATATATAAAGAATTAGATAAAGCAGCGGTTGAATTTGAAAGATCTTCGGGATATGCTGTAGACACTCAAGCGGCAATGAAGATTTTATCATCTTCTAGTGCTATTGTCAGAAACAATATGAGAGGCAACGCTCAAGAATTAATAAAATCAGCTAACAATGCTGCTTTAATGAGAATGTCTCTTGATGATATTAGAAATGCAGCTGAATCAACTTTAGACTTTCAGGGTTCTATTAGAAAAGAAATGGAGGCTGAAATGTTCCTCCAAAAAGATTTAAATCTTGATGCTTATAGATTTGCAGCAGCTACAGGAGATACAACAGGTCAAACTAAAGAATTACAAAGATTAATTAGACAAAATTATAAAGGATTAAAAAATAATACTTTTGCCCAACAATCTTTTGCTGATGCTCTTGGTATTTCTAGAGAACAATTAGCTGAAAGTATAGATAGTATAGAACTCCAAAATAAATTAGGTGCAGTTACAAATGACCAAGTAAAATATTATAATCAATTATTAGCACAAGGTGTTTCTGAAGAAGAAGCTAAGGCTCAAATACAAAAAATGGGAGCTGAAGGAGTTCGAAAAGCATTTGAAGAACAACAAAACCAAGCCAATAGAATTGCTAGAATTCAAGAAAGATTTAAACAAGCTGTAGCAGGTATAGCTGAAAGTTTAGAACCTATTATAGGTAAAATATCAGATTTTTTAACATCCCCAGCAGGAAAAACATTTGCTAAAATCGCGGGTTTAGTAGCTGGTGGTGCCCTAGTTATAACTGCTGGTAAATCACTTGTTAATTTATTTGCAGGAGGTTTATTTAAAAGAGGTAACAATCCTACTAAACCTCTATTTGCTCACGTTGTAAATCAAGGTACAGGTACTACAACAGATGTAGGTAAAACCTTCTTTAAAGGAAATCTATTTAAATACTTAGGAAAAAATGGAGGGCTTTCAAGAACTCTTAATAGAACTTTAATTAAAGTTTTTGGTAGAAATGGTTTTACCAAATTTATGCAAACCAAAGTATTTAACCCCTCAACATTAAAAAAGACAGCTGATGGGTATAAAGTAGTAAATAGAGGTACTACAATGCTTGGTAGAGGGTTAAATAAATTGTTTGGTAAAATCATACCCCAATCAGGAACCAATTTGCAAAAAGCATTTGGTACTAATAACAAAACAACCAGTTTATTCTCAAAATTAGGACCAACACTTACTAAAACCTTAAAAGTTTTAGGACCAGTAGGAGTAGCAGCTGATGCAATTTTTGGTGGGATTAAAGGTTTTAAACAATCCCAAATGTCTGCCGAAGAACAAAAAGCAGCTGGTGTTAAAGAAGGAATAGGAAAAACTGAATCCACAATTCAAGGTATATTAACAGGTGGTGCTGAAGAAGGTTCTATATTTAGTAAATATTTAGGTATAGAAAAAGGAAGTGCTGGAGATGAAGCTATGGGTATAGCTGCGGCTGCTGGTAGAGGTGCCTTAATAGGATCATTTTTTGGACCTATTGGTGCTGCTGTTGGAGCTGGAGTAGGAGGTTTAGCTGAAACTTTTAAAGTATTTAGCGATCCTAATTCATCATTAAGAAAAGGTTTAGATGCAGGACTTGCAGGGATAAGTAATACAGTTAGTGAAGGGTGGGATTATGCTACCGAATCACTTGGTGAGGGTATTGATCGGTTAAGTGAAAAAGCTTCACAAGCTGGAGAATGGATTAGCGAAACAGCTGATAGTATATGGAAAGGAACTAAAGATATAGCTAGTTCTGCTATTAGTAGTATTGGTAGTGGTTTATCTTCTGCCGCTGATTGGGTTAGTAGCTGGTTTGCTATGGGAGGAATTGCCCCTGGTGGTTTCCAAGCATTTGCTAGTGGGGGTACAGTAACCAAACCAACTATAGGGATGGTAGGAGAAGGTCGATATAACGAAGCTATTGTTCCTCTCCCTGACGGTAAATCTATCCCAGTTCAAATGGCAAGTGGAGGGAATAATGAAACTGTTACCTTACTAAAAGAACTTATTGCTGTTGTAAGGCAAGGAGGAGATATAATCATAGATGGTAAAAAAGTAGGAGAAGCTATTGCTATGACAACTTCTAGAATGGGTTAATATTTATAATCAAAACAATTAATAATTAATATTATGGCTTTACTTGACAAATTAAACACAGCAGGTTCAACACTCTCAAATTTAAATGGAGCAGCAGCTACAATCCCTGATTTTGCAGGATCTAAATTACATGATACGTATTCAATCAATGATACACCTGTAATTCCTGGAAAACCAGCTCCTTCTTCATTAGATTTACAAGGTGAAGTACCTTCTACAAATTACAGAGACAACGCTCCTGAAGGAAGAACATTTTAATATATGCCCTTAATAGACCTCAAAACGGACCTTAAATCTTTAAAGTTCGGGAAAGACAGGCCTGGAGGAGGTTCTAGTAATCAACCATATATCCAAAAGGACATTCCCGAAGGGGATCAATCTAACCTTTTTAATACAGGGGGTCCTGATTTTCTTTTAAGGGGTGGATTATTAGCTCCTATAAGAGCCGCTAATGATGTGAGTCGACTAACCCAAATGTTTTTTGACTTAAAATCCCCTAATGGTCTATTATTTACAGCGAAACAAAATTTATTATCTCGCACCGCAGTTAAAACAGAAGCTACTGAAGGTGTTGCCTATGGTGGAGGTGCTATTAACGCTGGAATTTATACACCATTAAACACATTAGGGCAAACAGCTGCTGGGTTTGCAGGTACACATCTAAATTTACTGGGACTTCCTAATAATGAAATAAACAAATATGAAGATGTTATAAAGGAAAAAAACCAAGCTGCTCGATTTGCAACTAAAGAAATTACTATACCTCTCAAAACAAAAAACCCTAAGTATATTCCCCCTAAACTTATTTTAGGATCAGAATTAAATCCTATCCCTAGCATAGAACCCGAGTTTATCACAGTACAAGAAACAAAAATTGTTCCAACTGATGATAGTGATTTTGACAATAGATTAGTTAATTTATGGAAAGATAAACAATCAATTTATAATGAATCTCCTAATATTTTAGAATATGATGGTGGTCCTGGTTCTATTTTAGGTATAGGAAAAACTAATATTAGGTTTGCTGATCAAAGAACAGGAGTAAATAATTTTTTATATAGTAATAATTTTGGTTTTTGGGGAGGACAAGATGAAGAAGGTAGAATATATTTGTCACCTCAATCTAAAGAAATTGAACCTAAATTAGGGGCTACTCTAAGAGCATCTTCATTAATTCCAAATTCAAGACCTGAAAGTTGGAGTGAAGAAAATCTTTTAGTTAATAATAAAATTACAAGTAAATATAGGGTTTTAGATAGAAATAATGAAGAATCTTCAAATACTATTAATAAAACCACCCAAACCTTAGATGGTACCCAACAAGGTGGGATTAGAATTAACTATAGTAATGCTATTAGTGCTGATGGGGTATCTAACTTATACAATAATTTAGTAAAACCTATAGGGGGAAGTGAATTAGATAATGATTTTATAACAAGTAGAAACTTCTTCAATGTATATGATCCAAATACTACCCCAGGTAATACTTGGCCTACTAATACAGATTTACAAAAAACTAATGGTTCTTTAACATATAACCAAATCCAATTAATTGATGCTATTCCTGTAAGTAAAGGAGGAGAATTACAAGATTTTAGAAGAGATCTTATAGGAACCCCATCATCCCCATTTACAGATAGTTCTACTATAATGTCTTTAGCTCCTAGCTATGTAACAAGTGGGAGAAATAATCGTACAAATTCAGGTGACCCCGGAAAAAGTAACACCAAAAATGGTACTAAAAATGTACTTAATTATGGCATCTCAGCTACTTCAGATGAAATAGAGGCATTAGATAAAATCACAGCTATGCCCATGTATGATGGTACAGGTCCTGATACTTCAAAAGCTATTAATGATTTAGTTAAATTTAGAATAGCAGCTATTAATAATAATGAAACAAATGGGAGTGCTGTTTATATGCATTTTAGAGCATTTATTGATAGTTTTCAAGATAATTATAATGCCAATTGGAATCAAACAAATTATTTAGGTAGAGGGGAAAGTTTTTTTACTTATGGAAATTTTGGGAGAGGAATCCAAATGAGTTTTACAATATATGCTCAATCAAAACCTGAATTAATCCCAATGTATAAAAAGTTAAATTACTTAGCTTCAACTCTTTCCCCTGATTACACCTCAGCTGGGTTTATGAGAGGTAATTTAGTACGTTTAACAATGGGTGGTTATTTGTATGAACAACCTGGATTTATAAGTTCTTTATCTTATGATATACCTCAAGAATCAACTTGGGAAATTGCTTTAAATGAAAATGGGGGGGCTGATAGTAGTGTAAAAGAATTACCGCACATGATTAAAGTTCAAATGTCATTTACTCCAATTCATACATTCCTTCCACAGAAACCCAATACAGCGAACAACCCAGATGAAAGATACATTGCATTAGCTAATGCCCCTAACAATAGAGGAAATTATGCGGATGAATATAAATTTTACAATAAATCTTCAACAGTAGATACAACTGGATAAAAAAATATAAATTAAATCTTAACTTAATAGAATATGAAGCGTTATTCTAATATACCTACTTTAAAAAATACCAATGAAAATGTTGGTACATTGGGGACTGTATATTATAGAAATAACACATACCCTGAAATACCAGAAAGTGAAAATGATATATGGGTTATTACAGATTTTGGAGATAGATTAGATTTATTAGCAAATCAGTTTTATAATGATGTTACTTTATATTGGGTTATAGCAGCAGCTAATCCAGATTATGTTAATTTTGGTTCTTTATTTATTGCTGAAGGAACCCAATTAAGAATTCCAACCAATATAAGTGATGTTATTGATAGTTATAATCGTTTAAACAGAGTATAATATGAATGTTTTTGGACAACCTTTTGATTCATGGGTAAGATATCAAATAAATAGAAGGCAAGGAATATTAGGAAGTGCTTCAAACATTCCCTCTAAAAATTTACAATATTATCATACTAAAACACCTTGGGTTAGGTTAGCTAGTAGTGTTGATTTAGACTTTCGTTATACCAATGAGGGCAAATTACAAGGAATACCTAAAAAATTAAAAGATTTAGGTATTGATGTTAGTACATTTGAAAGTAATACATTAGCTAAAAAAGCTATGTTGTTTGGGGGAGCTCTTAATATAGATAACGGAAATGATAAAGTTGGCAGTTTTAATGGTTTATCTAAAGGTATACTAGATTCAGTTAATAACAATATTTTTAATGTAGCTTACGGTTGGGGTGGTAATGAAGAAAGAGGATTTGTTCCTATGCCAGGTATCATTAAAACCCAAACTCAATATTATAACAATGGTACTTTTGCTGAAAGTAATATTACTATTAAATGTTATAATAGAACCCAAATGGCTATAATTGATGCTCTTTATCTCCATCCAGGATATAGTTTATTATTGGAATTTGGGTGGAGTACTTACATTGATAATGATGGTAATCTTCAATCTTTTGATAATTTTTATACAGAACCTCTAAGTTTTGTTTTAAATCCTGAAGATGAGGATGTTACTCATTTTGATGTTAACCGAAGAATATTAGCTGAAAGAAAAAGACATGATGGTAATTATGAAGGTATTTTTGGTCAAATTACCAATTTTAGCTGGCAATTTGAAAAAGATGGTAGCTATATTTGTAATATAACCCTAACCTCAGCAGGATCTATAATTGAATCTTTAAAATGCAATATAGCACTCCCAACTCCTGAAAAAGGAGATGATGGGGGTTCAAATAGTTTAAATGCCTTAGGTCCTGTTATAAAAACTAAAACTCCTGAAGGCGCTCAAGCAGAAGATAATCCTTTAATAACAGATGCTTCAGCAACTTTGTTAAATAAATCATTATATAATTTATACCAACAAATTACAACAAAGGGAGGAAATGAAAAAGATAAAGTATGGGATGCTATTTTTTATAATTACTCTGATCCGTACGATAATTTTAAAAATAAAACCCTAAGAATACCAAAAGGAATAATTTCACTTGCAGGTACAACCTCAGATATGGAAATTCAATCTCCCCAAGTTTATATGTCTTTTGGTGCTTTATTAGCTTTAATTCAATGCCGTTTATTACTTTATAATAAAAAAGAAGAAAAAAATATTCCACTATTTTATTTTGATTTTGATTTTAATGATCTTGAAAATGATAATAACTATATTTGTAGAATCCCAGGCCAAATGTCTTCAGATCCTACAGTATGTTTGATAAAATATGATAAACCAAATATAGATTTTGAAACTAATTTACAAGGTAAAGCTTATAAGGATTTTCAAAATATAGTTTACCCCAACACAACCATAAATGACCATTTATCTAAGGGTTTAACATTTATCCCTAAAAATCCTGAAAATTTATATTCTGGTAAAATGGCTGCAATTTATCTTAATTTTACTTATATTGCAGAATGTTTAAAAAATGCCGAAAGATCAGAAGATAAAAGTATTTCAATTTTATCTTTTCTTAAAACTATTTTTTCTGGAGTTGAAGAAGCTATTGGGGGGATAAATAATTTTACTATAAGGGTTGATTCTGATGAAAATAAAATTAAAATTTATGATCAATCACCTCAAAGAATTAAACCAATCCCTATAAATGATAAAGACGATACATATGCTAGATTTAACATTTTTGGAGTTAAACCAGGTACCGAAGGATCATTTGTAACAGATATCCAATTAAAGGGAGAAATAGGTCAAAACTTTGTAGCTCAATTAGCAATTGCAGCTGCTCAAAATGGTAATCAATTAGCATCAAATGCTACTTCATTTTCAAGATATAACCTTGGTTTAAAAGATAGAGTTTTACCTAAAAGGGCAAACTACACCACAAAAAACCCAGATGAAATTGAGATCCCTACAGCAATTTCTTTTTGGAAAAATAATATAGATGTAAATATTAAAGAAGAAAAAATTAATTATAATTTATTTAATGAAATTTATGCTAGAAGACATTTCAATGCTGCTTACATAGATCAATATAAATCTTTATTTGGTCAATTTATGAGTTTATGCATGGGGGAATTAGTCCAACAGAATCAACTTCCATTTTCCCAATTTTTACCATTTGATTTAACCATTGAAATGGATGGTTTATCTGGAATGAAAATGTGGGAAAAATTTCTTATAGATGAAAGAGTACTACCCCCCAGTTATGGTGAAGATTCAGTAGATATTCAAATTTCAGGGATTAATCACACAGTTGATTCTAATGGGTGGAGAACATCTCTTAACACTCAGGCTTCCCCAAAATCCCAATTAGATTCTATTAAAAGACCATCTAAATTAGATTCACCCATAGTTTACCAAGGAAGTGCTGGGGGTGAAAGTACTCCTATTAATTCAAATGAACCTACTACAGAAATTCCTGTACCCGCAGGTTTAGATCCTACATCAACAACTCGTTTTGAAGCTATGCAAAAAAGTTTTGTAGGTGTGTTTAACAAATTTGGTTCTGTAAGTGGAATGTGTGCCCAATGGAGTTATAATTTAGCTTTAAACTATTGTAGAGCTTTAAAAGGGAATGATGGTGCTATTACTGGTGCTAAATTAAATGCTGGGGGTAATGCAAATCAAAATTCCCAATTTTGGGTTAATTTAGTTAATATGGGTTATTCTCAAACTCAAGTAGGTAATAATATTTCAAGAGCTCGATTAGGTGAATTGTTAAGAAGTACTACTTGGGGGTATGGTGATATTGTTGTTTACTATGCTAACGATGGTAATTCTGGAGATAGTCATGTAAAATATGGACACGCTCAAGTTTATGTAGGAGAATTAACTAATTCAAAATGGTCAACTTCTACAAAAAATAATTATGGTACTGATTTTGTTTACAGAAGTAGAAGTAGTAATCAATGGGATTTTTATATATTTAGAGCCCCATCAAATGCTGGAGATGTTGGATCTGGACCTGGACTTTAAAAAATAAAAAATGTACATACCAAAAAACAGAATCATAACTAATCTTTCTACTCAAGGAAATGAGTTTGTTTACAAAGACACTCTCCAGCCTTATAAAGGAAATTATTGGAAAACTTTTGAAGACAAATATTATACTGGAAAAAATCCAAATGAAACTCCTTATAAAGAAATTATTAAAATTGAGAATGTAGAAGATACTTTTGATAATTTAAAACCACAATCTCAATTTGCAATAATAGATGCTCCCACTCCTTTTGAAAATATAAATGATGGCCCATATCAAGAAGATATGCTTATAGCTTATGCTAAATTAACAGGTCTAGATTTATCTAAACCTAACCGAAAATACTTACCTTACCCAACATTTCCTGAACCTACCATAGATGATTATGAATTAGGAACATTTACAAGATATTTTGTTGTAAGAGCCAATGAAATATCATATATAGAGTTAGGAAAAGAAGTATTTGATAAAATACAAAATCAAGATGGAGAATGGGAATGGGAACTTTATATCCCCTTTACTATACCCTGGACTTTAACTGGAGAAAAAGTAGAAGTAGAACAAACAAATAGAAATATTGTTATTTTACAAGAACAAAGATTAAAAAGACGTGGGTTAAGAGAATTTTTAAAAGGCAACTATCTTAAATTTTATAAACCTTAATTTGGTAAAATTAGTTTTGTGTCGTATATTGATACAAAACAAAGTTATGTATTGGTTGATTGAAAGTCAAGATCAATTAGAAGAGTTATATAATAGTGGTTTCGAAGAGGCATTCGTTGAGATAATTCCATACTCAAACAAAATCCATCCTGTCGAAAAACGGTATTTGTGCTATCTATATTCGACCGTTAAATTCAACAAAAGGATACATTGCATCGATTGACCATAGTGAGACTTTGTCGCTTAATATAGACGAGGTAAAGCGCGTAATAGACAAATTTAAACGTGTATATGTACGCGATAAGAAAGAGTTTTTACATTATTTTATTTTAAAAGGGCTCTTTGACATTACACTCACCCACCCTCCGTATATACAAGAATACACACAAACCCATAGTTGGTTTTACCAAAAATATCCAAACAAAAAAGATATAAACCGCATTATTCCGATAGTAAAACACTATGAATATTGCGAGAAAACTTTTGAAGATCTAAAAGACAGAATACATGAACCAATCAATGAATTTTACAACAACAGAGCCACAGTGGTGTTCAACGCCATTGAAAGAAGTGGTTTACGAGTTAATACAGAAGAATTCGAATCGCGTTTTCACTTACTCGATTCCGAATACGTTTACACACAGTTTAACTTCAAAACCCTCACAACAAGACCCTCAAATAAATTCGGAGGAGTAAATTATGCTGCTCTTAATAAAGAAAATGGAGATAGAAAATGCTTTATTCCCCGTAATGATGTTTTGTTTGAGTTAGATATTAGTGCTTACCATCCTACCCTATTGGCTAATCTTGTGGGTTATGATTTTGGTGATCAAGACATCCACCAAGCGTTTGCCGAAATGTATGGTGTAGAGTACCAAAAATCTAAAGAACTAACGTTTAAACAACTATACGGAGGAGTATTTGAACAGTATAAAAACCTGGAATTCTTTAAAAAAGTAATAGCATATACGGATGATTTGTGGGATACTTTCCAATATGGGGGACAAATTGAATGCCCTATTTCAAAACACATATATAAAAGAGATGAATTGGAGGATATGAAACCACAAAAATTATTGAATTATGTTCTCCAAAACTTGGAGACATCCACTAACGTTTGTATGTTGTGGGAAATATTTAAATTGCTAAAAGGGATGAATACTAAGTTGGTATTATATACTTATGATTCATTTTTGTTTGATTTAGATAAAAGTGAAAAACAGGTTATAAAAGAAATAATTAAAATTTTTAAAAATAAAAAGTTGCAAGTAAAATATAGTTATGGAGACACATATGACTTTAAATAAACCTTCTTATATGTATAAGGTAGACGATTTTAATGAGTTTTCTACTTTAAACATATCAGATTTGAACAATAAACTATTCTGCACATTTACTACCCTTGAGGAACTAGATAATCTTATAGATTCTATTACCTCAAAATACAGGGTGATGTATAATAAAATATTTGTACTTCACGTTAAGAGTAATGATGAGTACGTTTGTACCTATAATATTGATCAGGGCAATGTCTCAGACATTCCTTCAAATACTATCTTGGTACATAGGAAAAAAGAATCCAACACACTTTATACAATCAATGCTTTAAATGAGTTAATCAAGCGCCTAAATGGTGGTGTGGTTGATACTCGTTTTCCGATTGAGTGGCAACATTATAGGAATACTATTTTGCTAACTCAGCATGATGAATTAAAGCAGTTAAAAACAAAGATTTATAAAATCATTGAACTTTAATTTGGTGTCCATACCAAAGGTTATTATATTTAGTTACATTAAAAATTAGTTACATTATGGATTTAGACGTAATCAAAAAACGCTTGGACTCACTGAACAAGCAATCAAACAACAGTGGTGGAGGTAATAAAAACCTCTTCTGGAAACCTTCAGTCGGTAAACAACTTATTCGTGTTGTTCCTTCTAAGTATAACAAAGCGAACCCATTTACGGAAATGATGTTTTACTACGGTATTGGTAGTAAGCGTGTAATGGCTTCACCTGCAAACTGGGGTGAAAAAGATCCTATTATGGAGTTTGCAAAACAACTTCGTGGTACAAACGATAAAGAAAATTGGCGTTTGGCTAAAAAGCTTGATGCTAAAGTTCGTATTTTTGCTCCTATCGTAGTTCGTGGTCAAGAAGACGAAGGTGTTAAACTATGGCAGTTTGGTAAAGAGGTTTACCAAGAGTTCTTGAATATGGCTGCTGATGAGGAAATTGGTGATTTTACTGATATTGCTCAAGGTCGTGATATTAAATTAACAACCGTAGGTCCTGAAGTTACAGGTACTCCTTACAACAAAACCTCAATCGGTCCTTCATTAAAAACATCTGCACTTGCTGATAATGAAGACACAGTTCAATCATTGCTAGAAAATCAAGCTGATCCTATGAAAGTATTTAAACCACTTTCTTATGATGAGATGAAAGAAGCACTTCAAGAATGGTTGTCACCTGAAGATTCTGAAGAAGAAGGTGATATTATTTCTGAACCTGCAGTAGCATTTGATTCAGATGAAAAAGAAGAACCAAAATCAAATTATTCGTTGAGCACAAAAGCTCCAAAGAAAACTAAAACAGAACAGTTTGATGATTTGTTTGGAGAAGAAGACGACGATTTACCATTTTAATTAAAACAATATGCCAAGAGGAAAAACTAAAAAGTCTCTATCGGAGGCGGTCTCCTCTGAAATTAAAGCAAACTTCAATTTAGATAGCTTTAAGAATAAGAAGGGGCTTACATCAAAAGCTAAATTTAAAGAGCAAACCTGGATTCCACTTTCGGAAGCATACCAAGAAGTTACTTCGGTACCAGGTATTCCTCAAGGCCATATTGTATTGCTTCGTGGGCATTCTGATACAGGTAAAACTACTGCCTTACTAGAGGCAGCTGTATCAGCCCAGAAGCGAGGTATTCTACCAGTATTCATCATCACAGAGATGAAATGGAACTGGGAACATGCCGTTCAAATGGGACTTGAGGTGAATGAAGTTATAGATGAAAAAACTGGAGAAATCCTAGACTATAATGGTCAATTTATCTACACTGACCGTGAAAGTATTAATTCAATTGAAGACGTAGCTGGTTTTATTTTAGATCTAATTGATGAGCAAAAGAAAGGTAATCTACCTTATGATTTGCTTTTCTTGTGGGATTCAATTGGTTCTGTTCCTTGTGAAATGTCTATTAAGTCAAACAAGAACAATAACGAATGGAACGCAGGTGCTATGTCAACTCAATTTGGTAACAACGTAAATCAACGTATTGTATTGTCTCGTAAGGAAAGTAGCCCATACACCAATACCCTTGTGTGTATTAATAAGGTATGGACTCTAAAACCGGAATCTCCAATGGGGCAACCCAAGTTGATGAATAAGGGAGGATACGCTATGTGGTTTGATTCAACGTTTGTTGTAACCTTTGGTAATGTTATGTCTGCAGGTACATCTAAAATTAAAGCAATTAAAGATGGCAAGCAGGTAGAATTTGCCAAGCGTGTAAACATTCAAATTGATAAAAATCACATTAATGGTGTTACTACTAGAGGTAAAATTGTAATGACACCTCACGGGTTTATTTTAGATAATGATAAAGCTTTAAAAGCTTATAAAGATGATCATGGTGATGCTTGGAAAAGCATTTTAGGGGGTGTAGATTTCAATATAATCGAAGAAGATCAAGATTATACTGACATTGAAGCCCACACTGCCGAACCACAATAAAATATGAAAAAGAAAGATTTACTTAAGCTCCTTGATAACCTTGATGAGCAGGGAGAAGAGACTGTAGAAGGACAAAGAATATTAATGATAGATGGTTTGAATCTATTCTTTAGAAACTTTGCAATGCTCAATATGGTAAACCCTGATGGTGTTCACGTTGGGGGGTTGGGTGGATTCTTTCGTTCACTGGGTGCTCTAATACGTCAAATTGATCCAACTAGTGTTTATGTAGTATTCGATGGGGCAGGTTCGGCTAATAACCGTAAAAACCTGCTCCCCGAATACAAATCAGGTAGAAACCTACAACGCATTACTAATTGGGAAGTATTTGACACTCATGAAGACGAAGATGATGCTAAAGTAGATCAAATTGTTCGTATTATTCAATATCTAAAAACTTTACCTGTTAAGACTGTATCTATAGATAAAGTAGAAGCAGACGATATTATTGCTCATTTATGTACTGTATTACCTGAACAAGAAAAAGATAAAGTATTTATCGTTTCTTCAGATAAGGATTTTATACAATTAGTAAATAAAAATGTAATTGTATATAGACCTATGGAGAAAGAATTCTATACAGAAGATACAGTTAAAGAAAAGTATAATATGTCTCCTTCTAATTTTATCATTTATAAAACACTTATGGGTGATAATTCTGATAAAGTTAAAGGGATTAAGGGTTTAGGTGAAAAAAAGTTATATAAATTATTTCCTGAATTACAGGAAAGAGATTTAACGTTAGATGATGTTTATAACATTTGTGAAGGTAAATTCAAAGAACACGTAATTTATGCTCGAATTATTCAAGATATTGATTCATTAGAGAAAAATTATAAGATTATGGATTTATCAAATCCTATGTTAGATGAAAATGATAAAAATTATCTAAATCAGATTGTTAAATCAAAAGAATTAAATTATGTTCCTAACCAGTTTATAACATTCTATAACGAAGATAAGTTAGGTGGAATGATTAGGAATGTAGAGTTTTGGATTAAAGATGTTTTTGAAAAATTAAGTTATAATAAATGACACTAATAAATTTAAATCAGTATGGTACAGCATTCCAAATAAAAGTAATATCAGCATTATTAACTCATAAAGAGTTTTTAACAAACATTCATGATATTATTAGTGAGGAATACTGGGATAACCAAGCACATAAATGGATTATAAAAGAAATCCTAAAATATTACGATAAGTATCATACTACACCTTCAATGGATATTCTAAAAGTAGAATTAAAGAAGGTAACTAATGAAGTGCTTAAAGTTTCTATTAGAGAACAACTTAGAGAAGCATATGAGGCCTCAGATGAAGATTTAGAGTATGTACGAGAAGAATTTTCAACATTTTGTAAAAACCAACAACTAAAACAAGCACTTTTAAGTAGTGTTGATTTGTTAAAAGCTGGTGATTATGATTCAATTAAATCAATGGTTGAAAATGCTTTAAAAGCTGGACAAGATAAAAATGTTGGACATGAATATAATAAAGATGTTGAATCGAGGTATAGAGAAGATCACAGGTCAACTATACCAACTCCTTGGGAACGAATCAATGACCTACTACAAGGTGGATTGGGAAATGGAGATTTTGGTCTCATATTTGGTAATCCAGGAGGTGGTAAATCGTGGTCTTTAGTAGCATTAGGAGGATATGCTGTTCGTTTAGGTTTTAATGTAGTACATTATACTTTAGAATTAGGAGAAGCATATGTAGGTCGTAGATATGATGCTTTCTTTGCTAAAATCCCAGTAGATAAAATTACTCAAAACCGAAGTAAAATTGAAGAAATTGTTCCTGAATTACCTGGTGAATTAATTATTAAAGAATTCCCTACAGGTAAAGCAACAATTAACACAGTTGAATCACATATTAAAAAAATAACTGACTTAGGTATGAAGCCTGATTTAGTAATTATTGATTATGTTGATCTTCTTTCAACAAGAAAGCGTACTGCGGACCGTAAAGGAGAAATAGATGATATTTATATTAGCACTAAAGGGCTTGCTCGAGAATTAAATATTCCTGTTTGGAGTGTTTCCCAAGTAAACCGTGCAGGTGCAAAAGATGATATTGTAGAAGGAGATAAAGCTGCAGGGTCGTATGATAAAATTATGATCACTGATGTATGTATTTCCCTCTCAAGAAAACGAAAAGATAAAGTTAACGGAACAGGTAGATTTCATATTATGAAGAACAGATACGGAATGGATGGTTTAACCTTTGGTGTAAAAGCCGATACATCTACAGGCCATTTCGAAGTTCACGATTACGACCCAGATGAAGAGTTCGAAGCTGAAACTACTAGTCCTAACTCTAATAGTTACGATAATTTTGATACATTTGATAAACAAATGTTAAAAAACAAGTTTTTCGAACTAAATTCCTAACTTTTTATTAAAAAATTAAATGGCAAAGAAAAAATCTTTATTGCAAGAACGTATTGTTTACAAACCTTTTGAGTATCCAAAAGCTCATGAGTATTGGATGAAACAACAACAAGCACACTGGCTTCACACAGAGGTGCCTATGATGAGTGATGTTAATGATTGGAAACAGAATTTAACTGAAACCGAAAAAAATATTATAGGTTCTATATTAAAAGGATTTGCTCAAACCGAAACAATTGTTAATGATTATTGGTCAGGATTAGTAACAAAGTGGTTTAGAAAACCAGAAGTTATAATGATGGCTACAACATTCGGCGCATTTGAAACAATTCACGCTGAAGCTTATTCACTATTAAATGAAGAACTTGGACTTGATGATTTCTCGGAGTTTTTGGAAGATGAGACTACGATGGCTAAAATTGAAAACCTTATGTCTGTTAGGGATAGTTTTAATGATGAGAAAGACTGGCACGAGATTGCTAAGTCACTCGCTATATTCTCAGCATTTACCGAGGGAGTTAATTTATTCTCTTCCTTCGCCATTCTCTTATCTTTCAAAATGCGAAACAAGCTTAAGGGAGTGGGTCAAATTGTTGAATGGTCTATTAGAGACGAATCAATGCACTCAGATGCAGGATGTTGGTTATTTAGAACACTTATCGAGGAAAATCCTGAACTCAAGACACCAGAACTTGAAGCAGCAATAAATGAGGCAGCTTTACTTTCATTAAAACTTGAATTAGATTTTATTGATAAAGTATATGGATTAGGAGATTTAGAAGGTTGTAACAAATATGATTTGCAACATTTCATTAAAAATAGAGTAAATACTAAATTAGCAGATTTAGGTTATAAACCTATTGTTGGTGATGTTGATATGACAGCTATAAATAGAATGAAATGGTTTGATCATCTATCAGCTGGGAAACAACATACAGATTTCTTTGCAAACCGAGTAACTAACTATTCAAAAGGCCACTTACAGTGGGATGAAAGCATTTTTTAATTATGGATAACAATTTAATAGCAGACTATACCCAGTGGGAAAGAGGTAAAGATTTCCCTGAATTTTTTGATGATGTAGCTTTATCTACAATCTCTAAAGGTTATTTACTCCCAGGGGAAACACCCCGAAAGGCATACAAACGAGTTGCTCATGCTGTAGCAATGCGTTTGAATCGTCCTGATTTGGAAAATAAATTTTTTAAATATATTTGGAATGGTTGGATTGGTTTGGCTAGCCCTGTTCTTAGCAATACTGGCACTGACAGGGGTTTACCTATTTCTTGTTTTGGCATCGATACACCAGACTCAATTAGAGGTATCGGACTTACTAATGCTGAACTTATGCGACTCACGTCCTATGGCGGAGGAGTTGGTATCTCATTATCAAAAATTAGAGGTAGAGGAACACAGATTAGAGGAAACGGAAAATCAGAAGGTGTAGTGCCTTGGGCTAAAATCTATGATTCAACTATTATTGCTACTAACCAAGGTTCAGTACGTAGGGGAGCAGCATCAGTAAATTTAGATATTAATCACCCTGATATCGAAGAATTTATGCAAATCCGTAGACCTAAAGGGGATCCAAATAGACAATGTTTGAACTTACACCAATGTGCTGTAGTTGATGATGCATTTATGCGTAGATTAAACGATAGAGATCCTGAGGCAATGAAGTTATGGCTTGAGATTCTTAAATCGCGTGTAGAAACTGGAGAACCATATATTATGTTTAAGGATAATGTTAATAAAGCAAATCCTTTAGCTTATATGATGAATAATCTTGATGTAAGCATGACTAATATTTGTACTGAAATTACACTACATACAGATGAAGAACATAGTTTTATTTGTTGTTTATCTTCACTTAACTTAGCTAAGTATGATGAATGGAAAAACACAGATGTTGTAGAAACTGCAATTTATTTCCTTGATGGTGTAATGGAAGAATTCATTGAAAAAACTAATGGTAAAGAATCAATGGTTCGTACCCACAGACATGCTAAAAAGGGTAGAGCATTAGGTTTAGGTGTAATGGGTTGGCATACATTTCTCCAACAAAAAGGATTACCATTTAATTCTATTTCATCTACAGCTTGGACTCATACGATTTTTAGTGATATTAAAACCAAAGCAGAAGCAGCATCACGTAAATTAGCTGAAGAATATGGTGAGCCACTTTGGTGTAGAGGTACAGGTATGAGAAATACACACCTATTAGCTATTGCCCCTACAGTTTCAAACTCACGTATTAATTCTTGTTCAGCAGGGATTGAACCACAACCAGCTAACATTTACACGTTTAATGGTGCTAAAGGTACTTTTATTGTTAAAAATCCTGAATTGGAAAAAGTTCTAATTGAAAAAGGACATAACACTGATAAAGTATGGGATCAAATTCTTGCTGATGGAGGTTCTGTAATAAATCTTCCTCATGAAGTATTAAGTGAAGAGGAAAAAGAAGTATTTTTAACATTCGCTGAAATTAATCAATTAGGTCTAGTTCAACAAGCAGCAGTTAGACAAAAATATATTGATCAAACTCAATCACTTAATTTAGCATTTGCTCCTACTGATTCACCAAAATGGATTAACCAAGTACATATGGAAGGATGGAGATTAGGTATTAAAACCCTTTACTATTTACGTACAGATTCAGTAATTAAAGGTGATCTCGGTTCAAGAACTGTAGATTGTGTATCTTGCGAAGGATAACTATATGTATAACTACATTAAAATAACCTATTATGAAAAATGTATTAAATTTTATTAAGAAAATCTTTACAATTGTTAAAGATTGGATCGTAGCTAACGGAATCGAAGGAGTTTTAGGACTCATTGCAGGTTTAATTTTATGGGCATTTGGCTATAAAATTTATGCTGGATTCGCATTTGGTGTATTTGCTACTCGAAACTGGGATTTGTTAAAATCTTGGGTAAAAGGTTTACTAGGAAAGTAAAAAGAAGAAATATGATTTTTAGAAAAGGGGATGCAATAGCATCCCTTTTTTTGTATTTATAACAAAACGTTTCACCTAATAGTTTCCCTAATGAATTTTATTAAAAACAAACTTATGGCATTTAAAGACATATTTAAAGATGATAATTCCATTAACGAAAAAAATGTTGTTGGATTTGCTTCATTTGTAGTAATGTTTTTGTTTGCCATTGCAGATATTATAACAGGATTTTTAGGGAAAGATTTTCCAATCCAAGAATTTATTTATAATTCATTTGTTATTATTACTCTAGGTTCATTTGGTATTGATGGTATTACAAAAATTTTTAGTAAAAGAGAAGAATAATTATGGTATTAAAAATAGGTTCACGAGGTAAAGAAGTAAAAGAATTACAAGAGTTTCTAAATATTGGTAACGATGGTATCTTTGGAAAAGGTACTGAAAAAGCAGTTAAAAGTTGGCAATCTAAAAATGGGTTAACCGCTGATGGTATTGTAGGTCCTGCTACATGGGATGTAATGGGGTTAGCCACTACAGATGCCTCTGAAAAAGTTTATACAACAGATAATGGTTTAGTAATTAATAGACATTTCCTCCCAGTAGGCGAATATAAACAAGGTCCTATTAATGCTGAATGGTTATTTTTGCACCACACAGCAGGTTGGCACAATCCATACAAAACAATTGATAATTGGGGTAGAGATTCAAGGGGTGCAGTAGCTACAGAATTCGTATTAGGAGGTCCTTCAGTAAAAGGAAATGATGATAAGTACGATGGGGAAATGGTACAAGCATTCCCAGAAGGAAATTATGGTTGGCATTTAGGTAAAAATGGCTCCCAGAAAATGCATATAAATTCAGTTGGTATTGAAGTATGCAATTTTGGTTATGTTGTGAATGGTAAAACTTATGCAGGTACTACAATTGTAGATTCACAGATTGTAGAATTATCAAAAGAATTTAGAGGATACAAATTATGGCATCGTTATTCAGATGCCCAAATTGAAGCTTTACATAAATGGATTTTATGGATTGCTGAAAGGGATAATATTGATGTAAGAGCTGGTTTACCTGCTCTAATTAAAGAAAAAGGTGCTGACGCATTCGAATTTAATGAAGATGCATACTATGGTAGAATAAAAGGTCTATGGACTCACACTAACACTAGAAAAGATAAAGTAGATATGTTTCCACAACAAGAGTTGCTAGATATGTTAATAACATTATAAATTATGATTAAATCAACTTACATGAAAGCAACAGTAGCTGGAGCAGCATCAATAGGATTCTTTTGTTCCTATTTTATGAATTTAACAATAGCAAATGCAGAACAATATCTAGCAGTTGCTGCTGTACTTCTATTAGATGGATTTTTCGGTGTAATAGCTGGAATTAAAAGAGAAGGATTCAAAACATACAAAGCTCTTAAAGTATTAAAATCATTAGTAACCTGGGAAATAATCCTTACAGTAATATTAATGATTGAAAAAGGATTTATAGGTACAGGATGGTTAAGTGAAACAGTTATCACCCCTTTTATAGTTTTCCAACTTATGTCAGCCCTTAAAAATGCATCTATGGCAGGTTTTATCAAAAATGAGTTATTAAACATTATTTTAGATAAAATTGATAAACATAAGGGTAAAAGAAAATAAACAATATAACTTGGTTTTGTAATCAACCTTTTTTATATTTATAGCTAACATATATTTTAAAAAACTATGTTAAAGAAAATACAAGAAAGGATATTTCCCTTTTTAATCGCTACCTCTGCCCTGTCAGTCTCTGCTTCGGCCGCTTTCTATTCAGTTAGCGGCCTTAGCAAACTCTTTGCTGGAGCAGCTTTTGCTGTTATTATTATGGCAGCATCTTTAGAAGTAGCTAAATTAGTAATTGCTTCCTTACTTTATCAATATCGTAAAACATTACCTCGAGGATTAAAAATCTATCTAACCACAGCCGCAGCTGTTTTAGTTTTAATTACTAGTATGGGTATTTATGGTTTCTTATCTGCTGCTTATCAAGAAACAGCTAATAAAGCAGGCAATATTGATGCCCAAATTGCTTTAATAGAAACTAAACGAGATAATGTTAGGGATCAGTTAGCGGTATATAACGCGGAAAAAAGCACCATTAATGAGGCTGTATCTGATTTGAGATCTGGCTTATCAAACAACACTATACAATATAAAGACAGGGAAACTGGTGAAATTATTACAACCACTTCTAGTTCAACTCGTAAAGCATTAGAAAGACAATTAGATCAAGCAATTGAAAGGCAAACTGAACTAAATACTAAAATAGATGGTTTAAATACTCAATTATTTGATTATGAAACCGAAATAGTAGAAATTCAAACTAGTAATGATCTAGCAGGTGAATTAGGCCCACTTAAATACCTTTCAGGTTTAACTGGGATCCCAATGGATAAAATTATTAATATACTTCTTTTAACTATTATTTTTGTATTTGATCCTTTAGCTATTGCCCTTGTAATTGCAGCAAACTTTGCTTTTGAACAAATTAGAAAAAAATATAAAGAAAATCTTTATGGAGAAAAAGTAATAATCAAAGATGATGTTTCATATCCGGAACCTCAGGTTGAACCTGAGAATTCGGATATAGATTATGATCCTATGCAAACCATTATTGATAATGATCAAGAAATAAGATTGTGGGATAATACTTTACAAGATGGTTTAGACGAAATCGAAGAATCTTCAGAAGAGGAAGAAGAAGATGAAGATTTAGAAATTTTAGAAAATAATCCTCCTTTTGCTGAAGGTTATATAGAAAAAGAATCTAATGAACTAGATCTAAACCAGGATGGAGTTATTGATAGTGAAGAAATCAAACAAGCTAAAGAAAAAATTCAATTTTTAGAACAACAATTGGTTCCTGGATTATCTACTTTTAGAAAAAATAAAATCCAAGGAGAAATTGAGAGAATAAAATCATCACTCCCACCAGATAATGATTTAACAATACTTTATTAAATATTTGGAGACCCGAAAGGGTCTTCGTATATTTACCCTGTAAATGAGAGTTATGAAAAAACGAGTATTATATCTTCATGGACTCGAAAGCCAACAAGGTGGTGAAAAAGTAGAGTTTTTAGCGGATAAATGTTATGTCCATGCCCCCACTATGGATTATAGCCGAAAAGATATCTTCCCTTTCCTTACTCAAATGGTGGAAGATTTCGATCCTGATCTTATTATTGGTAGTAGTATGGGGGGTTATAGTGCACTTATGTTAAATGCTCTTTATAATGTACCTGTAATTGCTTTTAATCCTGCACTTCATAGTAGAAGTTTTGATCCAAATTTCCCTAATTTTGTTGAACAACATTTTCCCCAAAATGCTAGAATTATCTTAGGTGAAGAAGATACTATTATCGATCCTAATAAAACTTTAGAATATTTAAAAGATAGAATTAAATTCAATCATCCAAATCTTAAAATTGAGAGTGTTGATAAAATGGGACATAGAGTACCATTTGATATATTTATAAACAAAATCGCGCATGAGCTTTAATTTACACGGTTGGTTTAAAAAACAATATCTTAAAGAAGAATCTGGTTTTGAAAAAAATCAATGGGTTAATCTCACAGATGATGAGAAAGATGAATTTGCTGAAGAGTTATTTGATTTAATTAATACAGCGTATGCCCCTATTGGGGGTCATCCTAATTACAAATCCCCAGCTGATATAATTGGAGCTGAAAGAGATGCTGACTATATGGTAATTGATTTAGATGATGATCCTGAATTTGATGCTCTAAAAGTTTCCAAGAAAAAAGAATTTGGAAATAAATCAGTAGCAATGGGGCATGATGGTTCAGCAGAAGCTAAAAGAGCAGCTATCAATATTACAGTTTTGCTTTTAAAACAACCTGGGTATTTTGTTGAAGTATCAGGTAAATTAAAAGATATTTTACAATCAAAAGGAGCCCCAATCATTACAGATGAAAAAATTATCCGTAAAATTTTAAAAGGTAAAGACATCGAAATGAATGATGATGGTTCTTACCAAAGAGAAATTGGGGGTAAAATATTTACTAAAATATTAATGGGTAAACCTCTTATCAAGTAAAAAATATGTGATCGTGAATTCCGTAATTAGTACAATTAGGGTCTTGTCAGCAAATAGGTTGATCATTCACAGCTACACCTTCTGATACAGCACAACTAGCCAATGTTAATAATACTACAAATGCAAAAATCTTTTTCATATGTTTGATTTTAATTATTAATAATTTGGCGATTATACATATTAACGTCATACGCGTCATCATAAAGTTATAAAAGACGTCATATGAAAATTTGGAGACCCGAAAGGGCCTTCGTATATTTACGGCATAAAGATAATTAAGGTTATGTATTTAGATATTGAAGTTCAAGCAGATCGTTACGAAGTAGAGCAAGAGCTCCTTCAAGAAATGGCAAAAGAAGAATTTACTAAAAAGCATCAACCACGTCAAATGAATGAACGTGAGAGAGCAAGTTTAAAAACATTCAACGAACAATTAGAAAATAGTTTTAAAAAATAAGAGTTATGAAAAAACATTTTGAATCAGCTACAGAAAAATTTGAGTTCACTGTTAATTTAGGTGGATGGAGAGGTAAAAAAGTATTTGAATTTTCCCCTAAAGATGAAGAATCATGGTCATCAGCTACAGTCCGTGAATTAAGTTTGTTTGGTAAAAGCATGAATGTTCATTCAATTACAAAACAAGGATTGATGTTGTATGATTTTGATATGCTAGATAATAAACTTACTGCTAAAATCAAATTTAAAGATATTGAATTAGGTAATACATTAGATGAACCTAAAGAAATTCCTGGATTTGAAGGTACCACAGATGCATTAAATAATCTTTCAATTTTTAAATAAGTTATGGTGAGTGATTTGTCAACAAAATACGCTGAAAAAACAGGTAAACTTAGAGGTACAATGTCTTGGGTTGCCTTATACGAAGACATCCCAAATGAAGCATTTAAAAAACTAGCTCGTTGTCTTATTGAAGTGGGTGAGGAAGGAGATATATTAGACGATCAAATGAAAGGTTGGCTAATGGAGGCAGCTGAAAAAAGAGGCATTACATTATAAGTATGGGTAGTTACGGATTTATCAAAGAAAGTTGTATTGGTCACAGTCGAGAGGTTGTTGAAGAGCATATTGCAAAACTCCAACCACTCAATTATAACCAATTTCGTTGGTGGCGTACTCATACTGACAATGTTAAACCACTTGGCAAACGTGCTCCTCTCAAAGACCGAATTGTAAATGGTGATTTTGAACCATCATCTTATTTTTGGCAAGCTCAATTAGCTTTACACAAAGCAAAAACAAAAGTTGACTTACATAAAGATGATTCTCAAACTCAATATGAAAAATTAAGATTGGACCTTGCTAGATACAGAAAATTGATGGCAGATTTTCAAAAAGAAGAAAAAGAAAGATATCAAGCTATATTTGATGCTTTTACTTCTGCATATAAAATATCCCATCAAGAACTTGAAGATGATTTTTTAAATTGGTCTGGAGATTTACTTTCATTTTATTATAAAGCTGAAGGGTCTTATAGGAAGACACCTGCTGAAGTTCGAAAACGTAAACGACTTAATAAACCTTTAGAAGAAAAACAATGAAATATTTTTATTTACTAGTTCTTTTATTTGCATTTAATTTTACATTTTCTCAAACACTCTCAGATAGTATTACGGTTTGTGAGGGAAATAGTGTAGATTATAAGGCTTTTAATCCCTCTGCTGTAAGTTGGGAATGGGGGTTTGAGGGAGGAGTTCCTGACACCTCAACACAACAAAACCCTCAAAACATTAATTACCCCACAGTAGGGGAATTTATAACTTTTTGTATTTCTACCTTCAATAATGGAGATAAGGATACAAATTATTTAAAGGTTAAAGTTAGAACTGATTTACTCGATTCTATCGATCTAAGTGATACTATAATGTGTGAGGGGGGTGGTTTAACATTGGATGCTGGTTTTGATGATTCTAATCCTAGAATTAATTATTTATGGACTTCACCCACTCTCAGTATTGATGATATTTTTGTTGAAACCAAAACCCTACAAGTAGATAAACCTGGACTCTATAATATCAGAGTTTTTACTGCTTGTAACTTTGTGGAAAAGACTATAGAGGTAAAAGGAACTCAATGTAGTTCAATTATTCATATTCCAAATGCTTTTACCCCTGAGGGGAATGGTTTAAATGAGACTTATTCTGTTTATGTAGGAGAACATAAAACTTTTAATTTAAGAATTTTTAATAGGTGGGGTGAAAAAATTTATGAAACTAATAACCCCAACTTTAGATGGAATGGAAATTATAAAAATGTTCCTGTTCAACCAGGGGCATATGTTGTTGTTGTAGAAGTTTCTACTGAGAGCTTTGTTACTCAAAGATATATGAGTACCGTTAATGTAATAAGATAAAAATGAGTTTAGATTTAGATAAATTAACAAAAAATCTAAAAAAAGCACTAGACAGTATGACTCAAGAAGATTGGGATGAGTTTAATGCTAAAATAGATGAGGGGAAAGAGGATGTTCCAATGGGGTGGATCAGTATTGATGATTTTTTACCTGCATGGATGGGTGAAGATGTATGGAAAGGGTATTCCACATATAAAGTTAAATATGAGGATGGTACTGAGGATGAATCATTTGTTACTGACCACACCACGTGGTATTATCGAGTTAAAGATGATGGGATTACCCATTGGTATAACGATGGTAGGATTAAAAGAGGTTATCCTAATAATAGGTAAGTTATGAGTAAAGAAAAACTTGAAAAAAAGTATATTTTATCAATGTGTGTTGACATATTTGAGAAGGTTATAAATGATGAAGAAAGGGCTTATCTTGAAGTTAGAACAACCCATCCTCTCCCTGCAGATAAAATGTGTAATATATTAATATCTGCCTTAACAATGGTTATCCGAGGATGTGATTATTCAGATATAGATTTTAAATCTCATGATTTGGTAAAGGAATCTATATCTAAATTAACTGAACTTTATACTGATCCCTTAGAATTTAATGATGTTAAATTGCACTCTTAAATTTACATAGAATGTGGAAATTTTTAAATTAAGTTTTATATTTATCAAAATAAAAAATTATGAATCGTAATCAAAAAGAAGCTACACTTTACGTTGTGGTTTCAATTTTAACACTTACTACAATTATTTTAACTGCTATAATTTTAGAAAATTAAATTTATGAAAGTATCCCACGAGTTTCCTTTTTATCTCTTAAATATAAGTCTTAAGTATAATGACTACCAATACTGCCTCCCCCACCTCTTAGATAAAGAACCCGAATATGCTGAGTTTTTTAAGAAATATAAAAAAGATGGAGGGTATATTATAATGGATAACTCACTCCATGAATTGGGGGAAGCATATAATGAAAATAGGTTGTTGTATTGGATTGAAGAACTAAAACCTAATGAATTTATTGTTCCTGATGTGTGGGAAAACTGTAATGCTTCTATAGCAAATGCTATAACATGGTCAGAGAAAAAACTCCCAGAGGGAGTAGAAAGGGTAGCAGTAGTGCAAGCTAAAAACATTGATGAAGCTACTCATTGTTATCAGACATATAAAAATCGAGGTTATAAGAAAATAGCTTTTTCATATGGAGCAGAATATTATAACAACATAGTAAAACATTACAACAGAGATTTAGGAAAAGCTATGGGTAGGATTCAAGTAATATTTAGACTCCTTAATGAAAATGTTATCTCTCCCAATGACAGAGTACACCTCTTGGGATGCTCAGTCCCTCAAGAATTTAAATGGTATGATAAACTTAGTTGTATAGAATCTATTGATACATCAAATCCTATTATGGCTACTATTGATGGTATTAGATATGAAGATGGGGGATTACAACATAAACCTAAATCTAACATTCAAGACAATTTTTATGAATTTGATATTGATACTTTCTTGTTAGACTTTAACTTAAAGAAATTTAGGAAAATAAATAATTTATAATAATGGCAAATATTTGTAGAACAGACGTTAAGATCCAAGGATCTAAAGAAGCAATTTCTTATTTTAAAGAAAAATATGAAAGTTGCCATGATGGAAAATATCCAAATGAAGAAGTAATCCCTCATATTGCAGATGTGTTTGGAGCTGATGCTGAATTATTTATCGATAAGGTAGGTTCTAAATGGATTACTCAATATGAAATATTTTGGGATGATGAAACATCATATGAGTTTGGTCTTGAATCAGCTAATTACCCTCCTTCAGATATGCTAAAAGAAATGCATCGTCAGTTGGTTGCTATTGATCCTGATATTATATTTACAGCACGTTACTGGGATGAAGCATATGATCCTATTGGTGTGCTTAAGATTACAGACGCAGGTCAATACCTAGAATTAGAAACTGTAATAGAAGAAGATGAAGATGGTTATGAGTATTTTTGGGATGATGTTATTGAACCTGAATTTGAAAGACTAGAAAAAAAACTAAACATATAAAATGACATTAAAAAAACAATCAATAAGGTATAATCATAAAATTTATTTAAATAAAAGTAAAGAACCATCTGAAAAAGATGAAATTATTGCTTTAAGTAAATTTTGGAGTGAAAATGAAGAGAATTTATTTAAAAAACTCCTTAAACAAGGAGGAAGTATAAATATAAAAGGAAATCATTTTAAATTGGTAGTTCAAGAAAAAATTCGTAGATTACGAGATATATAAAAACAGGATTAGCCTATATCCTTATAATACCTGGCAAATAAAATTATATAAAAAAATGCAATTAGAATTAGATTTTAACAAAGGAAAACATTGTGTAATTAGCCTGAGTGGGGGGATGGACTCTTCAACTTTACTACTTAGAGCATTAAAAGAATTCGAAACAGTGACTGCTTTAAGTTTTGATTACGGTCAAAAACACCGAGTAGAATTAGAAAGAGCTCAATCATTAATTGAATACCTTAAATCTAAAGGCCATAATGTGACTTATGAGGTAATTGAATTAAAAGGATTAGTAAATCTACTTAACTCTGCTTTAGTAACCGGAGGTGATGATGTACCAGAAGGTCATTATGAAGAAGATAATATGAAAGCTACTGTTGTTCCTAATCGTAATAAAATATTTACTTCATTAACTCAAGCAGTTGCTTTATCAGTTGCAAATAGAACTGGAGAAAATACAGATATTGCTTTAGGAGTGCACGCGGGGGATCATCAAGTTTATAAAGATTGCAGACAAGAATTTCGTGATGCCGATGATGCCGCTTTTAGAGAAGGTAACTGGGATCATGAAAAAGTAGGTTATTGGACACCTTACTTAAAAACTGATAAGTTTGGAATCTTACAAGATGGTGAAGTATTATGTGATGAATTAGGATTAGAATTTGACGAAGTATACAAAAGAACTAATACTTCCTATAAACCCTATCCTAGTGGTAATAGTGACTATAAATCAGCATCAAGTGTTGAACGTGTAGAAGCTTTTATTAAACTTGGTCGTCCTGATCCCGTAGTTTATGAAGATGAAAATGGTATTGCTCCATGGGATAAAGTAGTATCTCATGTAACTAAAACCATTGAAGATTATAAACTAGCTAATGCTTAAATAAATTTTTGGAGATAAAAGAATATTTAAATTTAAAATCATGAGTGATGGAATAACTGAAGCACGTAGAGGTACTTACTGGGATAATAACAAATACAATCATAATGATAGTATTCATAACCCAGAATTGTACGGTAAAATTAAAAGTACTAAAGAT